TTTCTTGAGAAGAGAAGTCCACCACCGAACACTTGTTCTGCCAATCTGTAGCATAATGTGGTTGCCAATCTTGTTGATAACATTCCACCACCATGAACTCCTGGCACAAACCCATCGAACCACGAGAGCCATCTTCTAAGCCACAAGTTTCCAAATGTGAAATAATAACTTGGATATACAGCATAAAAAGCAGAATGGTTTGTAAATTCTGTTATTGGTGGTTGTGTCCCACTGAATGCTACCTGTGTCTTTGAAAATGTATCTCCAGTTGTTTGATTTACATCAACTTCTGCCATTTACCTTTTCCCCTTTATTCTTTGTTTTCGTTGAGTTTTGCTTTTCTCTCTCTGTAGTATTTCTCTACCATTTCCATTGCCTTTTCATCGGCTGTCTTTATCTCTTCTGTGTCAATTCCGAGCTTCTTCGCAATTTCATTCAACATCAATTCATTCTTTTGAAGTCTGATGTTGTTGTCTGTCACCATGCTCAAAATTTGATACAAAAAGTTGATTATTGTTCCATAGAAGTTTTGTTGAATTCTTTTTCTTCTCTCTTCTACAGTTGGTTTTTTGCCTTTCTTACCATTTATTTTGTCGTAATTCGCTGCTATTGCATCAAGTTTCTTTTCGTATGTTTCTTGGTCTTCATTGACTCCACTTGTCAATATTGAGCCGAGAACTTCTGCTAAGTAATTTGCCTTTTGTTTTGCCATTTTCTATCTCCTAATGTAATTCTTCTTCTAAATCCCATAATCTTACTATTTCTTCTGGAAGACTTTCTCTTATTTTGTCTGCTTCATCATAGTAATGTTTTTGGGCATACTCTGTTCCTTTTTTATCTTCATATTCAGATCCTGTCTGATAAAGGTATTGGGCTTCTTCTAATTTTTCGGTGAATGACTTTAAGTTGTTGCCATATTTTTTTGAAATTTCTTTTTGTAATGATTTCATTTCTGTTTGTTTTTCTTCAAATGTCATTTCATCAAGATCTTTGTATTTTTTCTTTTCTGCAGTTTTTGTTTTTGACCTGTTTGCTTCTCTTTCTTCTTCAGAGATTTCATCGTTGTATTTTTCCCCTGTTATTTGACTTACGATATCTTCTACAGAATAATCTGATCCATCTATGAGAACACTGTCAGTATATGGGTCAAAACCTGTTATTTTATATCCTGAAACTTCATCTCCAATTTTGAGAATGTGTCCATCAGAAGCTTCCACTTCAGTTATTTCCCCATTTCCATCTTCTTTGAAACGATGTCCAAAAGATTGAATTACTCTTTCAGATTTTTTTTCTGGCTCTGTCTTTCCATACTTCTTTCCGTATTCTGCAGCTGAGAGATTTTGGTAGTCATCCTTTTCGGTTGTATTGGTTTCTTTCAAATTTGCTGCTTGGTTGAAATATTCTTTTATTTCATCTGGCTTTTCTCTAGCTAATTTAGCATATTCAGAGTAATAATTACTCATTATTCTAACTAATTCATCCGCATCATTACCATGTTCTAAATTATCAATAGCATAATCAACTAATTCTTCTTCTTCTCTTGTAAGAGAACTTTTTTCTGGTTCTATTGTTTTTCCATACTTCTTTCCGTATTCTGCAGCTGAAAGGTTTCTGTAGTCGTTTTTCTCTTCTGTGTCTGTCTCGCTGTCAATGAATGCTTTTGCGGCTTCCTTTGAGCCGAATAAAACATCGAACCCTTGTGATTCTACTGAATAATCGCCAGTTGAGTGGTGTGTGATTTTGTACCCTTTGTAGTCTTCGTCCTCTATCTTTTCCTTTCCTTCTTTTACATTTTTGGCGAATTTGTCGAGTTGTTTTTTTGCATATTCCCTATCTTTTTCTGATTTTGATGTGCTTGCTTCTTTTTCCCAGTATTCTTTTGTATCAGTTATGGTTTTTTCCTGTTCTTTCTTTTTTTGTTCATCCGTTTTGTTTAAGTTCTTTTGGAAGTTTTCTGCCCACTTTTTCGCATCTGTTTTCTTCTCGCTCTTTCCTGTGTCTAGTTTTTCGATTGCATCATCGAGTGTCTGCCCTTTTTTAATGAAGAGATGCACTCCGTTGTCGAGTGTCACCCATCTTCCTTCTGTGTTGTTTTCTGCCATAATTCCACCCCTTTATTGTATTTTATCTTTTATTTTCCTTTGTGTCAATTATTTTTGTATGCTTTTTGTCTTGTTGGGAAGTCCAGGTTGTCTGGGTTATCGTAATAGTAGTTTACACCATATGTCAAGGCATCTGTGCAGTCGTTTGGTATCTCTGGATCTAGTTTGTAATTTTTCCAAACCACACTCTCCAATTGCACCACCAATGGATCTTCCATCATTGTCTTGTGGTTATGCCATAGATATTGTCCACCCATATCCTTGATGTAAAGCACCCCTTTTGCAAATGCATCGTTTACGACATTGTTGTTTCTTATCACATTCTTGTTGACATAACTTTTTATCGTATAACTGTTGTCAAGACTGTATCTCAGTTGTGCTATCAAGTCCCCACTCGCACAGTCCACTGCAAAAATCTTCTCACAGTATTGCTCTGCAAACCTGTATTTGTTTTCCATTGCTTCCAGGTATTGTTCTATCAATTCCATCAATTGTGTTGTTGCCAGCACTTGGCCACTTGCTAACGGATCGTAGAAGAACCTTTCCAAGACTAATGCCCTTCCACTGCTCAATATCGCTATCGGACAAATACATGTGCTATCGTGTGTTATCGCACCATCTGTTCCAAATATTACATACAGAATTCTTTCTCCTGCAAAAATCTCTGTCGCTTGCTGTTCTGTTATGTAGTGCTTTTCTCTTCTAAATTGTCCGTATGCACCACCTTGCAACTCATCCAAGCTCCCAAGATACATGAATTTGTATTGTGCTGGGTTCATCTCTCTTTCGAGTTCTATTTCATCCAGTGTTTCTTTTGACAAGTATTTCTGTATATCCATGTATGTCGCATCTACGAATTCGTATGTCGGAGCACTTCTCATTCTTCTGCAATACACATTCCACCAATGTCCTTTGACTTCGTGTGGGTTCCCTGCTATCACTATCTTTGCATCTATATTGTCATCCATGTTTCTCATAAATGTTGATATCGCATGTTTCAAACTCAGTTCGCTTTTTAATTGCTGTACTTCATCCATAAACACCAACGAGAAACCTTTGACCGATTTGATACCCCTTGTTCTTGAGAAGTCGCTTCCACCAATACCTTTGAACATTATTGTGTTGCCGTATGGTGTGACCATTCTCAGTGGACTTTTTAATGCCTTGAAAAAACCTTGCATTCCAATCTCTTCTTGAACATCCAGTATTTCATTAAACAGTGAGTCCCCTAATGAATTGTAGTTTGCTCTGGCCACACAAATGTCGTGGTTTGGGTATTTCATACAAGTATAAACGAGTAGTTGTGTCACTGCCTTTGACTTACCACTCGTTCTCGGACTATACATTATTATTCTCTTTTTTGGTGTGGTGTAAATCTTTTGATACACCTTCGCCACATTCATAACCGCTTCCATTCTTTGAAATTTTGCCCTTATTTTGCCTTTTTGTTTTGTTCTCTAGTTTCTTTCTTTCCAACCACCAATGCCGAGTATTTCTCGCCACTTATCGCATATTTTATGTCTGTTTCGTATCCATCCGCTTCCATCAATGCTGTCGTGTTGCATAACTGTTCTATGAATGCTTTACTATCGTAGCACACAACCTGCTTAATTATCTCTGTCTTTTTTGCCATTCTTTCTCTCCCTAATTACAAATTCTACTATCGTGGCCACTCCTGCTCCCACGAATGATATTCCTACTATCGCCAACATTATCCATCCGACTATTTCCACTAGTCATCTCTTTTGCTCGCATCTTCGAACCTGATTGTTATTCCCTTGACTTCTTCCTGTTTCTCGGTTTCTCCTGTCAATTCTCCAGCAACCCCACACATCACTTCTATTGCTCTTGGATCTCCTGTGATTGCTCTTTTCATCAGTCCTACTGCTACAAGCATTTTGTTATTTTGTAATTGCTCATCTTTTATTCCTAATGTTTCCATGTTGGCTTTATTTTTCTCACTGACTGGCAATTCAAGTAGAATGTTCATCAGCTCTCTCATCGATTTTCTTTCTTTTTTTGCCTTTGCACTCGCTATTCCGCCTTTTCTGCCATTTTCTCGAGCTTGTTCCGATGTTGGCACTCTTAGATTTTGTTCGTTTGCCATATTACCACTCCCAATATTCATTCTCTTCACAAAGCTTCTGACTCTCCGACAATTTCCTTGTTGGTCTAAACTTTAATTTTGTGTTGTATTTGCTGCTTGTGTATCGTGCTTTATAGATACGACCTGTTCTTTCGATTATAAACATGCCGTTATCTCCTACCGCTGTCCAGGTGTTGGATGCGGTCTTGTCCCATTCCATGTATGGTGTTCCGAGTTCTTGTTTTTGTTCCTTTTCGTATTTCCTTAGGCAAGTCCACCCACAGAAGACTTTATCACCCCTTCTGTATACATACTCATCCATATTGTATAGGAATGTCTTTATTTTGTTTTTACACTCTTCACATAACATTGTTTTCCCTTTTAGTCAGGTCTTTTGGCTCATGCACCGCTGCCCTGATAAAAACACCTAGAAGTGTGCAGGCTGTAAATCTGGGTGTTTTGATATGATTAATTAGATTTGGAGAATATTTTTGAAAAAATCTACTATTTGGATTATTACTTCTGCATTATGGTTTGCTATTCGGTGGACAGTTTTCAACCCCTGCACTGGTCTGGGATGGCTGACAACCCAATCATTTTAGAAAAGTCCCCACTCTGCGAATTTTTCGAAACCGCCCAAGTTCCAAATGTATTCGCTTGCTATGTTTACTATCGCTGAGTATGGAATTCCATCTACTTCTTCATCCCCTATTGCACAACTCAATTCTACTGGCTTTCCAGTTTCTTGTGCTTTTAAGAATGCATAGATGTTTACACTTACATCCGCCTTTGACAGATCTTTTCCATGAAGTCCACCACCTGTGACTGATTGTGCCATATCGCTTCCGAGCTTTCTGTTGGTTGCTCCACTGTCGACATCTGTTCCACCTGTCCAATCTCCCAATGGATTGACCACAAGTTTTGGGAATTGTCCAATGTATTCGCCTTTCAATTCACTTGTTGATGCATTGCTTTGACAGATAATCAATGTGTCCTTATCAAGAATGTATTTGCCATCACTTGGGAATTCTTTGTATATTGCCCTTGCAATCTCTGACATCCTTTTTTCTTCTTCTGTGAGTGGCATCCCTTTGAATATTCCGTTGTCCCCACATCTGATTTCAAGTTCCTGGTTTCTCGCCAAGTGTTCATCTTGTTTCACTACTTTAAGGTCTAGTCTTAATTTGCCTGCAATTCGGCTCACAATTGGCTTTATTTGGTTTCTTGTGAGTTTCTCGCTTGTTTCTACGATGATGTGACAAACCCCATGTCCTATGAGCACTTCCACTGCAACCTTTGGGTTGTATCTTTTGTCTGATCTGTTCTTGTAGCACAAGTCTACGATTGCTCCAGCAATTCTGTCTGCCACCTTATCTGGATGACTTGGGTTTACTTTCTCTATCATTTATTTCTCTCCTTTGTCTTGTGTTTTGGATTTTTTTATACATTTCTTGTCCGATTTTTTCGATTTCGTTTTTATCCATTTCATCTGGGAATTGAAGAAATTCCGAATGTCCACTTTTAAAGACAACATAAAATCTCTTTTTTTCTGGATCAATGTTTATAAAGCAAACTTCATCAAGGTCTATCATAAAACTGTATTTTCCGAATTTATTCATTTCGTTCATCTCCTTCTTCAACAATCTTCCAATTTGGATGTTGTTGCAAAAATCTCGCATTTTTTATTTGCATTATGGTTTGCTGTATTGCAAGTTCTTTTTCCGTTCCGTAAAATTTTCTTTTTCTTTTCCTGTGTATGTATCTCAGTGTCACTGGATCTTCTACAAACTCATCGTACTCGAATTCTATTTCTTTGTTTTCGTATTTAAGTTGTTTTACCTTCTCTTCAATAAGCATTTCAATTGCTTTTGCACTAAGTTGTGCGACTTTCTGTTTATACTCTTTTGTTTTTCTTACTGTATCGCAAGTGCCTATTATTATCAAAATCAAGCAGGCAACCATTACTGGTATGCATATCATTGCTAGTTGCCAACTATCTTCTGTTAGTTTTATTAAGTAAATGAATGCGAATATGCTTGCTATCAGCATTCCTGCACAAAATGCCACACCACTAAGGCTTGATTCGATTTCATCTTTTAACTTTTTAAGTTGCTTTTCGATTTCTTCCATATTCTCCCCTTTTATTTTATAAGTTCCGCTTTCTTACCTGTGAACTCTTCCCATCTCTTTATGATGACATCCACATACTTTGGATCGTATTCCATCATGTAGCATCTTCTGTTGAGTTGCTCACATGTTATCAGTGTGCTTCCGCTTCCACCAAACAAGTCAAGCACCAATTCGCCTGTTCTTGAGCTGTTTCGGATCATATTTGCACACATCTTCAATGGTTTCATTGTTGGGTGCAAATCGTTCTTTAATGGCTTATTTTCGTGCACTATCGTTGTTGGCACTCTCTCTGACAACATCTCTTTAAGCATTTCTTTCATTTCTTCTTTCTTGAGTTTGTCTAAGTCGAGTTCATCTTCGATTACTGTTGGATGATTGTATTCTTCCACGAAGTAGTGTGCTTCCCCTTCTTTCCATCCATACAAACATGGCTCGTGTTTCCATTTGTAGTCCTGTCTGCCGAAGTTGAAGCTGTTCTTTACCCATATCAAGCATTGTCTTACTGTTAGTCCGTTTTCTTTCAATGTTGTTCTGAAGTTTACTGTTTCACTGTCGCCATGCCACACATAGAATGCTCCACCTGGTTTGAGTGACCTATTCGCACATCCAAATGCATCGTTTAGGAATGCCCTGAATTGTTCATCAAGCATATTGTCGTTTTCTATCTTCATCCCTTGTGAATTTGACACATCTACATTGTATGGTGGATCTGTGAAGAGCAGGTCTGCTATCTGTCCATCCATAAGTTTTTCAACATCCCCTGCATTGGTGCTGTCCCCACACATAAGTCTGTGTTCTCCAAGTTTGTAGATTTGTCCGTATTCTGATTTTGGTTGCTCTGGGACATTCTCATCCACATTGAAGTTATCTTCTATTACTTCTGTTGGCTCTGGTGCCACTTCTTCGAAACCGAAGTCTGTCATATCAATGTTAATTATATCTTCGATTTCTTGTTGCAACAATTCTAAATCCCATTCAGCAAGTTCGTTTGTCTTGTTGTCCGCTATTCTGAGTGCCTTCTCTTGCTCTTCAGTCAAATCCTTTACAACGACACATGGGACTTCTTTCAGTCCCAATTTATTTGCAGCTTTAAGTCTTGTGTGTCCTGCTATTACCACCAAATCCTTGTTTACAATGATTGGGTTTTTGAAGCCGAATTCCTTTATGCTGTTCGCTACCGCATCCACTGCTCCATCGTTCTTTCTTGGGTTTTTCTTGTATGGAATTATCTTGTCCACACTCAAGTATTCTATCTTTAATTGCTCCATTTCTTTACCTTTCCTGTTATTATGATAACACATTGTTTGCATTTTTCAAAATGTTTTTTAAAAGTTTTTTGAAAATTCTTTGAACACTTCTTCTGCTTGTTCTCTCTTTATCGCAGTTGCACCATCTTTCAGCTCTGGCCTTCTCTCGTGGATCTTTCTTCTGCATCTCTCAATGGTCTTGAAACTTGGTATCTGTTTGTGCCATATCATCATGTCTGTGAGTCTGATGTCTGCTGCTCTCATGTCTGTATATTCATCTATGTATGCACAATAGAGTGTCCAGTCATCTTTGTTTGTTTCTGGCACACTCTCAAGTATTCTTTCTACCTTTCCTTCTGTGGTCTTAATTTTTTTCAAGTATTCTTTTGCATCTATCTCGCAGTAGAAGTCTTGTGTTTGGTTCCCTACCTTTACTCTGTAGGTTATCATTCCGCCCCATGGATCTACTATCTCTCTTATTCCTTTCATAGCCTTTCTCCTATTCGAACACCCTAACTGTTTCATATGGGTATATTTGAACTTTTTCGCCATCTGTTATAAAGTATGTTTTCTTGTCCAACCCTTTCTTTTCTGTCACTATATCATCAATGTGCATTTTAACCCAATTTCCATAGTCAAATCTTTCAAGCTCTATATCCATTCCTTTTTTGCACTCTTTTGCATAAATCTCTCTGCAGTTCTTTCCTTGCTCTCTTCTTTGTCTTTCCGTTTCAACAAGTTTTGTTATAAAATCCATATTTTTTCTCCTTTCTAGTAGGTTTTTCCTTTATCCTACACCCACAATATACCATGTTTGGAGATTATTGTCAACTATTTGTTTGCATTTTTCTTAATTTTTTCGTGTATTTTTACACAAATTATTGAAATTGCACAGTAAAGACTTACTATTATGCCTGTCCATATCATTATTTTTATCATAATTTACCAATTTTTCTCCCTTTAACACCTTTTTCTATGACTTGTCTGCATAAGTCTATTGTCATACAAGCCACGAATATTGTAAATACGATTGTTATTGCATAAAATACAAACCACCATTCATTCACAAATCTGTAAGGTTGTATCCACTCGTTCCACAAAATACTTCTAAATTTGTTGTCGTGTATCAAGTAAACCCCAAATGTTGTGCTTGAAATTATGTTTACAAATTGACTGTATTTCGGCTTCATTCCCTTGAATAGTATGAATATTGAAATTGCACACATTACACAAACCACACTTTCCATATTCCAGACATTTATGTTCCAGATTGTGTTTAGTAAAACCATAAGTGCAAATGTTGTTATCGCTATTATGTTTAGAAAAACCCTAAACATAAATGTTGTTTTTGCTGTGGTTATTGTTTCCCACTTGTTTACTTTTGCATCATATGTCCTTATAAACCCAGCAATCAAATACAATGTTATAAACCACCCAACTTCCCCAAGATATGATTTATGTGTAATTATTGGTATTATGCTTTGTATTGCTACAAGTCCTATCAACAAGCAAATGTATTGTTTCTTTGTCACATTCTTTATGATAATGTTTATAAATGGTGCTAGGCAATACATAATCACATATGTTGTAGCAAACCAATAAATCTTATTTGTTAGTGGCATACAATAGTAGATCAAGTCATTGAACTTAAATTCTGTTTTTCCCAAAGCACACATCACTAAGTATATTCCTACCGAGTAAAATATTACTTCCAACACTAACCTAATCAGTTTTTTGAGCTTAAATTTACCACTCACAAGAAAGTATCCACTTATCAGCACAAATAAATTGACACCCAACTTTCCGCCAACTTGAAATGCTTTGACAATAAAAGTTGTCCCATTTAACCAATTTGTGTGAACTGCAAAGTGGTGTGCTATTATAAGAAACATCGCAATTATTCTTAAAATTTCAAAATTGCTGTTTCTTTCTTTCATCTCTATTCTCCTTTCGTTTTTATTTCATCTATTTTACTTAGTCTTTCAATAGCATCATTAACTTCATATTCAATGTCATCAATTTTTTTGACAATATTTTTCAAAAGTATATCTTCAGAGCTGCCAATATCAATCAATCCTTTATCTAGAACACCTAACATTGCAGACCTTAAATTGCTATAATAACCACACCAGCACCATTTTGAGTGGGTGCCTTTCTTTTCGCTAGTAACTACTCTCAGTTCTTCAATCGATAGATTTTTTTCATCATTCTTTACAATTCTCAAATTATCATTTATATATATCATCTCTATTCTCCTTTTTCAATTTTGTCTAAAAAATCAAGTAAGTTATCTTTTGTATGCAATTTTTTATCAATGTTAATTGTTAATGCACCGTTGTCATCTTCTGTTCCGAACACTTTACAAAAATCTCTTATCTGCTCACAGATTTGGTGTCGCAAGTTCTCAACTTTGAAAATTTTTTCATTTTTTCCTTCTAAGTATTCTTTTGTTATTATAACAGCACCTTTCCCATCTGTAAGGTTTAAGATAAGATTTTTTAACTTTTCAATCTCTTTGTCTTTCTCTGCAAGTTGTTGTTTGAAATTTTCCATTTCTTCTTCCAATTCCCAAACCCTTTCATTTCTTTCATCATAAAGTTTAAAAAGGTTATCTATATCTTGTTGCCTGTTTTCTTCCATAAACTTTGATAATTTACTCATCTTCCACCACCTTTTCTACAAGTCCTGCTGATATAAGGTCGAAAATAATAATCAAAGTTTCTGTTTCTGTGTAATTGTGCCAATATTCAGTATCAATATAGATGTATATATTTCTGCCTTTATCAACTTCCAAAATCTCATCTTCATAACGACCACAAATTCTTTCATAACATTCATCTTTCTTATTATATCTAAACCCAAACTTTTCAAGTTCTTTCAAATCGACATCATCTCGTATTTTAAGATATTCTCTCATTGTTTATTCTCCTTTTTTCTTTTCTTTGTTTTTATCTTGTGAATTATAAAACTTGTAAAAACCAAAATCCAAGTGAAAATTCCACCCATAATTCTTAAGACCAAGTATTCATCTACATCTAAAAAATCAACAAGGAATAACAAAACTGTATTTACAAGACTGACTGCCAGCAATACAATCAAAACAATTAACCATGCACTCATTGTTTATTCTCCTTTTAACAATTCAGGGTTGTCGTAGATGTTTCCGATGAATTTACCATCTGAAATTTTAGCAAATTCAAAATTATTTGAAATAACATTCAACAAAAATGCACAATATTTTTCGTTCCAATAAACAAAAGCCCTTTGTTTTCCAATGTCGTCAAAATCAAATTCAAGAATATCTCCATCAAAAATTTTCTTTCCGTTTTTGTCTTTAAGCCCTGTGTATTGCATAAGTTTAATTTGGTCGAAAGTTCTTAATTCATCTTTATTACCATTTTCAAATTTTACAATTTTATATTTCAAATCAATTTCTTTTACTTCGACCATTCCTTGTAAAAAGGCTTCATTTATATATGCTCTAAACTCAATTTCTCTCATCTTTCTCACTCTCCTTCTAATTCGCAAAACCCTTCTTCTGCCAACAAACAGCACAATGCCGTTCTTTGTCTTTCGCTTAACTTTTTGTGTTTTTCATAGTATTTCAAAATGTTTTCACACAAATCTTTGTATTCATAATCATCTTTGATTTCTATTTGTTTGCACTCTTTGTATATTGTTTCATCTTTATAACATAACAAGTTTTCAACAATACCAAATTTGACATCTTCATCATAATCTGGATAACCCCATCCATAAAATTCTGCCATATCTCCCATTTTATTTAATCTCCTTTGCTTGTTGGATGAAATTTCTAGTATCCTTTAAGGCATCATCAAACCATTCTTTCACTTTTTTTTCTGGAATGTCATCATATTTTTCTCTAAACAACTTGTATGCAAAACCTTTCAAAATACCAATTTCTTCTTCTAGGTCTCCTTCACAAATTGTAATTGGAACGATTGTGCAGTCTGTTAATAAACCTTCACTTGACAATTTGTTGATAACTTTACTAGTAAAATCAAAATCTTCGCAAAAATAGATTTTTCTAATATCTAATGTCGCACTAAATCTATTATTACCACACCAATATTTTCCTTCTTTATTCTTAATCACATATGCTTTCATAATTTTTCTCCTTTTAATCTAAAATTTCACTATCTTTGTATTCTTTTGCAATATCTTCTTTTGTTCGTGAGATAAAACCTTCTCTCACAAAATAACTTTTCCCTTTTCTTTCTATTTGATAAGGATTTTCGTGTATTATTCCACCAAATGAAGTCATAGAAACACTATAAAAATCGTTTGCTTCTATTATTGTCCCCTTTTTTATAGTCCAATCTATAATATCAAAGAAGTAAACCTGTTCGCCTATTTTATACTTTGCTTTCTTTTCCTTTGTGCAAAACACACCATTTCCACAACACATTCCAACCTTCATTTTCTTTCTCCTTTTAACCCCAATTCAATATCACATTTTCATTGTATTTCAATAATTCATCGAGTATTTTGTATTTCTCTTTCCTGTATTCTTCTATTTCGCCTTCTTCCCAATGTCCTTGCCAGAAATCAATCATATCTTCGATATACAAAGGTGCAAAGATTTTGAGTTGTTCTGGTGTAAGTTCGAAGTCTGGATAGAAACCATCTCCCCAGCATTCACTTCCATCAATCAGTCCTAGTTGTTTGAGATATTGACCACTTTTTGTGTTTATCTCATCACAACCATATCCATACATTTTTCCGAACATCATTATTGGCTTTGTCCCATCATATTTTTTTTCTTCATAAGTTGATTTTAATTCAATGTCTAATCTGTATCCCATACTTATTCTCCTTTTTAGTCTGTCATCATCAGTTGCAGTTGACCAACTCTGCAAGACACCACCAACGGTCGCCATTCTCTTTGCACATCTCTTGTTCTAACTCAATAACAAGGGTTGACCGTTTTTCGTTATCTTTCAACTTATTGACACTTTGTGTGTTGAGATGGTGTTTCGACTTATTCAAAATTCAATATCAAATCTGTTATCGCTTTCATAAATCTATTTGATTTCAATTTTATAAATTTATGTTTCCTTCTGTAATATGGAAGCGGTTTGTTTCTATATTTCCTTTTTAGTTTTTTCATAGCTTCTCCTATTCAAATTTTTCTTTATCACTTTTTTGACCTATCAAGTTTTTAATTATCTCTATTTGTTCTTGTTGATCTACCGTTATTTTATTTAACTCTTTCAAGAAGTGTTCCATTCTAATTGCTGCAATCATTGGGTTTCTTATTTCATTTCTCATTCTTAAATATTCGTTTAAGACATCTCTTAATTGTTTGTTTTCAATTTGTCGAACTACATCGCATGCGAACACTAGGTTATTTTTATTATTATTTATTATATCTTTATCTTTATCATTATCTTTATCTGTATTCTTTTGTATTCTATTGTATTCTATTGTATTCAATAGTTCTTCTTGTTTTTTCTTATCCCAATAGTCTTGTATCTTTTGTCTTTGCATTTCACATTTACTTTCATATTCTTGTTTATTTCGGTCTAAATTTGGTTTTATGCATTTGAACGATATTTTTATTGTTGGATCATCAAACTCTGGAATTTCGCCTGTTTTATCGTATTTTATGATAGCTCTAGCCACTTTTCCGAATTGTTCATCTGTCAAATCTTCTAATTGCTCTAGTATTTCGTAGTATAATACCACACCTTTCTTACTTGCCATACTTACCACCCCTTTTAAGTGGAAGTTCCACAAGTGTTTGAACTAATTGTGTTTGTATGTGTTGTATTGTTGGCAGTGAGTTATATTCTTTCTCACACACCCATACTTTGCCTGTTTTCATTTTTACCATACAGGCATCTGGTTTTTCCCAACAGCTTTCAATGTCTGAAGGGTTTACTAAGATTTTTTCCATACTTCCCTACCTTTTATTTTTTATATTAAAAGCCCTACAACTACTCGACTCGGTTTTGCGGCTCTTGGTCTTTCATTGTAGGGCTTATCCTACTGCTATTCAGTTGTTCCTGTTGATATAAGAGCCGCCAAATATCAGTAGGACTTTTGTCTATTGACATCTTTATTCTACCATAGGTACAATTCTTTGTCAAACATTTTTTCGAATTTGCACAAAATTTTTTTAGAATGGCAATGATCCATCATCTTCTATTTCTGTAAGCTCTTTTTCTTCTTTCTTTTTAAGGTTTACGAACTCGAAGCTTTCCACTGTGACAACTGTCACACTCTTGTTTTCTCCATCTTTCTCGTATTTTCGTTTTTCTATTCTGCCAATTACAAGAATTTTATCGCCTTTATGAAAGTATTTTGCTATTGTTTTTCCTTTCTCATCCCAGGCTTGACAGTCAATGAAGTCGGCATCTTTCTTGCCATCTTCGTTTGCATAGTTTTTTTGTGCTGCGATTGTGAATTTCGCAACTTCTTTTCCGTTGGTAGTTGTGATAATCTCTGGATCTCTCACAAGGTTTCCCATTACAATTGCCTTATTCATTTTTTCTCTCCTATTTCTTAATCTCTGTTTTTCTTTGGCATCCGAAGATTTCTTTTGCATTCTCTCTTGCGATTTTGTCTGCGATTTCTTTGCCAATGTTTGCTTTTACTTTGATAGTTTCTTCGTATTCTTTAATCAATCTGTCAATTTGTGCAACTTTGTTTTTGCAGATTTTGTCATTTCTTTGTGATTTGTCTTGCAATGCTGTGATGTGTGCATTGTGTCTATCAATTTGTGTTTCAATCTTTGAATTCACAAAGTCCTTTCTATCTTCCGCTTTCTTTCTTGCGACCTTAAGTTTTTCGATTTCTTTCAAATAATCTTCAATTGTTATTACTTCTCTTACCATCTTTTTATTCTCCTTTTAACAACTCGATGATTTTTAGTGCGGTCTGTTTTTTATCACAATGCTGGAACTCCACACCATACCTTTCCTGCATCGTTTTTATTATTTTTGCCAATATTTGCGGTTTTACCTGGGTTATTGGCTTGCCACTCTTTCTTCTTGGAACTATCCATTCTTCTGGCTTACAGTCCTGTTCCACCAAGATTATAAGTTTTATTTCGCATTGTTTTGCAAGTTCACACTCTCTCTTAAATCTTTGATGCTGATTTCCGCACAGATTTCCTGCTACTTCAACCCAGTCCTGCTTTGTGTCCACTATGACTTTTTGTGTGTCTGCTCGTGCATAATCGCCAGCAAGCAGTTTGTTTCTTATCACTGTGTGTCCCATCTTTGCCAGGTCATTATTCAATTTCTCGTGTTTTCCAATCTTGTTTCTTGTATCTTCAATGATTATCATATATAATTCCTTCCAAATATTTGCATAAATTTGTCGTGTCCGTATTTTTCTTCAAATGCTTTCTGACATTCTGCCTTTAGTTTTAAGTCCGTTTTTCTGTCTGAATGCACCAATCTGTGTGCATCTGGAGTCAAGTATGCCCAACATCCCCACTCTTTTGATAGTTTTCTGTTGGCCACTCCGTAGAAGATTTCGTGTCTTATAAGGTCACAGTTATATCTCCCTGTCAGATAACAAACTTTTTCTTTGCTTATCAAACTTTCGTTATACCCATTTCTGTCCATCAGTCACTCATCCTTTCCGCATTTGTCCACTCTTTATCTAATTGTGCTTGTATTATCTTTAATTGAAGTTTTGTGACATTTATATGTTCTTTGTTTGCATTATACATAACATCAGCAATATCTCTTTCAAATCTAACCCTTGCAACTTCTGGGACTCCATAGATTATAAGGTCAATAAGTGTAGCAGGCATTTTTTCTTTCTTAAGTTTCAAAACTTCTTGAGTCAACTTCATCTTGTATTCTCTTTCAGCTTCCGCAAGCTTTTCTCCGTTTGCTCTCAAAAGTTTGATACTTTGTGTCAATTCTTCGTTTTTTCTCTGCAATTCTTCTAACAACTCCATCATATACCCCTTAAATTTTGATTTTTTTGCCCTTTTTTCGGCTTTTTGTAGTTTTGACAAGTAAACAGTTGCAAAACCTTTATTTTGGCATTACAACTGTTGTTTTGTCTTTTAGAATACTTCTGACTCGAGTACGATGTTGTTGTCTGCAATTGCTTTTCTGAGGTTTGCTTTGATGAATGGTGCTACTTTTGGTGCATTGATGCAGTATGCTATGTAGTCCACATCCCCTTCATCTATTACTTCTTGCACAGTCTTTCCGTTGTATTTTCCGCTTGTGAATTTGTATTCTCCACCAATTACAACTTCTTTTACTTCTTCAGTGTATTTTGATGTTGTTTTGTTCATTTGTTGGCTTGCATTTTGGTCTGGATCTTCTCCTGTTTCAATCTTGTATGCTTTCAGAAGTGCATATTTGTCCGCATAAGTCATAGCCTTTCCTGGTGCTTTGTCTTGTGTATCAACACCATCTCCAAATGTTTCAACTTCAATGTATTCTTCAGGTTTATCAATGTTTATAAATCTGTATGTTGTTTTTAATCTCATAAACATTGTCAACTTTTCTTTAACTTCTCCATTGTATTCACTTGTTGTTGTGAATTCGTTTGAGTATACAATCTCTCTTTTTGTTGGATATGAATAAACTCTATATTTATTCTCTAGTGGCTTTACTGATGCAAGGACATCCGCTTCTCCAACCGCTTTGTAGCTTGATTTTCCAACACCTACTTGCAAGTTTTTTGCAACTCTTACAAGTTCATCTGTTATTTGTGACATTTTTTCATAAATGTTCATTTCTCTAATTTCCATTTTTCATCTCCTTAAATTAAATCTATCAACTTTGTGATTTTTACTCCGTAGAGTTTTGCCATGTCCTTAAGCAATGTCAGACTTGGCTTTCTGTCGCCACTCTCAAGAGCACCTATGTATTGTCTAGTCACTCCGAGTTTTTCAGCAGCTTCAGTCTGTGTTAGTTTTCTTGACTTTCTGTAATCTTTCAATGTCATTGTCGTTCTCCTTATAGTATGTGGTTTGCTGGATCACAGTAGCATGTCATCAACACTTTCATAAGTTCTCTGTCGTTGTGGCATTCGAATACTGTCTTTACCAAATTTAAGTCGCCAAATGTTTTTACATTTACTCTATCAGCAACTTTGAACATTATTTCCGCATCTTCCCATTTCATTTGACTCTCTCCTTTTAAGAATTCCTTTCTTAGGATTCACCTTATTATACCACACTTGACACCCTTTGTCAACTATTTGTTTGCATTTTTTAAAAATAATTTGTTCGCATTTACGAATATTTTGTTCGTATTTGCAAATAAAAAAATAGGACATTTCTGCCCTAATTTTTCTCGCACCACTCGTTGAACCCATCTATGAAGTTTGAAAGGTCGACATAAAATCTTGTCTTATAAACCTTTGTGCATTGTTCCCCTGTGGTGTATGCGGTCACAGCATTTGTAATCATTGTTGTCAAATACATAAAAATTTGCACTATTTCTGGCAGTCCTATACCATCCTTGAGTGTAAACCCTATGTATGCCAATAAAGCCGAGAAACCCACGATTTGGAATGTTTTAATAAGTATCATTTTCTTTTTGAATGCTGGACTTTCATCCCTGATTGCTCCACGATTGTTGTTTTCTACTGCACTCAATATTGTTTCTGCTTTGTTTTCTTCAACTGGAAGTGGTTTGAATAACAAATTGTAAAGTCTTTTTCTTTTGTGTCTTGTGAACTGCAAAAATTTTCCATCAATTTCGATTGATTTCAACTTCTTGATTTCTTTTGGCTCTTTTTGTTTCAAGAACTCGTATTCTTCTTGTGTAATGTTTAATGATCCACATTCTGTCAAAATGTAATTCTTGAGTCTTCCTTGGTATTCAAATTTACAATAATCTCTCAACTTACCCATTTTATGTTCTTTGTTTATCTGGTTTGCTTTGAGATTGTATGCTTCGTGGTTTGCTACAAACTTTTTATCCTTTGCTCCATAGATTTCTCCATCTGGGAAGTATGAAAGATAGATTACTGACTGAATTATTGTAAGCAAGCAGAAGTCTATCCAGCTTATTGCCTGCTTTGTCATCACATTGACAAGAATATAGAATATCAATGTGACCAGTATTGATGTTGTGAGAATGTATGTTCTTAATCTGATAGATGATGCCCTGTTTTTAATTCCATCTGTTATTTTGCCTTGTTCCATTTTTTACTCCTGTTTTTCACTATTCTTGAGAATTGTGAGATTTACTGTGTCTTGGTTTTTCTGATCAATGTTTTTGCTTGCAATTGGAAGTATCCATTTTCCAAATACTACCCCTGTAAGTGTCACAACTACTGCCATTACCAAGCAGAAAGTTGCCAACCCACTGAATAATGCATGTGCGATGTTAATAAATGTAATGTGAAATGCTCCACTTCTACCTATCATCCATTCGCCATACTTTTCTACCAAGTAATTGTAGTTTTGTTCGACTTGCTCGCCTGTTAGGTTTTTGCTGTCAAGTTTTTGTATTATCTCTGCCACATTTCCGATTGAGTTTTTTATCGCCAATGCAAGCAATACTATTCCAAGGATGATGCCTGCCCAGAATACTATTGGTGCGAGAATTCTACAAACTTTTGCCTTTGTTTTGTTGCTGTTGTAAATTTCTTCAGCAGTTCTTTGTCTTTTTGCCATTTTACACCTACCTTACAACATTTGTGTCTTGCTTTTCTTCAATTGCTGTTGTAATTTCGGTTTTTTTGCCGTTTTTTTCGACTTTCTCTTCATCCTTGACTTCTTCTGCGATGATTGTCAATTCTTGGGTATTTTCGACCACTGTATTCTCGTAGTTTGAAATTGCAAGAGCAAGACCTTTCTTCGCTTCATCTGTCACTCCAAGAGAGCCATCAAAGTATCTTGCAAGTGCTTTGATTTCTTCGTGTATCAAGTCAAGTTTCTTGTTGTTTTCTTCAAGGTGTTTAGCAACTCTTCTGTCTGCCTTCTCGTTGATTTTTACAAGTTGGCTTTCAACAATTGGTTGAAATGTGTGTGTCACTGTGACCTTGTTAATTCTTTCAACAATTCTCTTTGCTATTTTTTCATCATCAAACTTACTGAAGAATTTCTCTGTTTTCTTTGCAGAAATTCCTTTCAAAATTCCACAGAAAATCGCAACGATAAAACCACCTGCTACCGTTCCTAAAAGTGTGCTTACAATTGTCCATGCATTATTTAACCATTCCATCTCTATTTTCTCCTTTTTTTAGATTTTGTCTACCCTGATTGATAGTTTTGACACTGGATCTATCGCTGTCCTTGTTTTAGCATCATATTCAAAGCAGTTCTTTCCAATGCCATTGCATTTCTTCTCGACTTTATCAAAGTATTTGCAAGTCATACAATCGACTTGTTTCTTTACTCTTTCTTTTTCCTTGTTGTATAACATAATTCTCTCCTGTGCCTTATTTGGTATGTGGCCAACAATAGCAAGGCAAACTACTTTCGGGAGCTACCCTATTTGACCACATTTTTTATTTGCCCTTATTTTTTCTTTGTACCGAATAAGCAATTGCAACCGCTTGTTTCTTTGGTTTTCCTGCTCTCATTTCGGCTTTTACATTATGCTCAAATGCTTGTTTTGAATTACTTTGTTTCAGTGGCATTATCTTTCTCCTTTAACATTTCTTCGAGATTTTGTATTCTCTTTCTGTAAGATTCTGCTTGCTTATAAAGTTCTATCAATTTATCTGCAGGGTCGCTTCTGTCATCACATTCTCTTTTAAGAGCAATCAAACGATTGTATTTTTGTTCTTTTCTTGTATAGTCAATATCAAACCAACTTGTCAATGCTGACAATTCATCTCTTATTTCTTCTATTGTCATTTTATCACCTCAACTATAAATGTGCTGTTATTTTGAAGTCCGTCCTTGTTGTTTGAATTTGAATTCGAACTGATAACACTAAAACTCAATTCATCATTTTCATTTACATCAACAATACAAGTAAAATCAACAGTAAACTGAACATATTGCATTTTACAATCTGCACTTCCATAATCAACCTTTTCACCCGCCGCAACACCATTTTTGTATAGTGCAACTTGAAAACGAGTATTTGTGGCATTACAATAAAATCTTGCCTTTGCATATATTTTGACCTTTGAAACTCCACTTCCAATAATTATTCTTCGAGTTTCTGCATTCATTGTTAATTTACTTCCACTTGAATTAAATACAGTTAAGCCCGCTATTCCGCCGACATTTGTCCAAGTATTTGCCGTTAATTTTATCTCATTTTGTGTGTATGCTTCAATAAATTCTCTATTTGTAGCATTATATACACCGCCACTTGTCACAGGGTTTGTTGAGTTTTGTGTTGGTGTAGTGTCAAATGTAAGTGCATCTTGTTTCAAAGCATCTGCATCATCAACATACTTCTTATTTGCTACATCATCATTTGCATTTGGTGTATATGCTTTTAATCTTCCTGCTGTGTCATATTTTGCCACCGCATTACCAACATTTGAAGCATTAGCAAGAGCATAACTTGTTTGATCTCCGTTGCTGTCTGTTCCATACACCCTATTTGCTGTTGAAACCTTATCAACTTTTCCTGCATTCAAATTGCTAATTGCTTGTGCATTGTCATTGATGTCGCTTGTGTTTTGTGCAATTTGTCCTATGTTTGTTGAATTTGCACCAGAGTTGAGTGCAGCAAGTTGAGCAGCAGTAAGTGGTGTTTCGTTGACTTGATATTCTGGCAACCAACCATTTTTTCCATTTGTTGCCCAAGTTCCACTATACTTAAATCTCCAAGTTCCTGTGAGTGTCTGTCCTGTGTATCCACTTGCATCTTGCACTACCAAATAGTCGTTTACTGTTGGTGTCTTGCTTCCTGCATAATCTTCTGGGTAATCGTTTACACTTGTTGGAACTAATGCCCAAGTTCCCCAATTTCCCCTAAAGTTTGCTGTTGCTGTTTGAACACTACTATTTACAAACCCTTTTACAAACTCTTTGTCTGCGAGTTGATTGTTTGATGATGCGGCACTTGGAATTTTCCCTTCGATTGTGTCAATATCATTTGCATTTGTCTGTATTTGAGAAACTTTTGTGCTATCAATTCCACTATTTACTGCATCGAGTTGTGCTTGTGAAAGTGCATCCTGTTTTCCGTTCCAAGTCGATTTTTCGCCTGTTGTCACAAATTTATTTGTTGAGTTTGTGTCATCCACCAAATCGGCATCAAGTTTGTTTGAGTTGTCTATTTTTTCTTGTTTTGCATTGATTTGTGTCTGTGGATCAGAAACAAAATTTACAACTGGAGTGTATATCCCATTTATATTTATTTTAGTTGCAGCTTCTGAAATGATAAGTGTTTCAGATTGTGTGTTTAAGTTAAATCTTGATGGGTATGTTTCGTTTGAATAAACATCGAATGTTGTTGTCGTGCTGCTTTGTGTCATTACTTCAAATTTTTGTCTGATAAGTCCACCATCTTCAACTGTAATCACTTCATTTCCTAACGATGTGAACGAGCTTGAGAATTCTATCTTGTAGATCTCCCCTGCTGTCATCTCTTTAAGGTCTGACAATTCAATTGAAAGGTTTTTCCACTGATTTCCTATATAGACCTGTGTTGTCATTCTGAAGTATACTTGTGCATTTACACTTGCACTTACAAATATCGCATTTTGCGAGCTGTTCTTTGATGACAATTCATAACTTGCACTATTTGTGTGTTGAAGCAAGAATATTTGGAAGTCCCCAACTTCATCTGTTGTTGTGCTGAATTGTATTCCACTTGCTGGTGTTGTTGGTATTTCAAGTTGGTATCCATTTGTGGCCACGAAGTAAACATCGTTAAAAATTCTTGGCACTGCATAATCTTTTACATATTGCTTTGTCACACCTTCTGCTTTTGTTTGGTATGTTTCAGTGATAACATTTCCGTTATCATCTTGTGCGGCTTTTGTCGCTTTTCCTACTGGTGTAGTTCCATTAAGGACATTTGTCATCTGCCCTTTGAGTGTCGAAATGTCGTTTGTGTTTGTTTCTATGTTGCCCTTATTTTCTGTTGCTTGATTTTTCGTGTTTTGAAGTGTTGTGTCGTTTGTGTTGAGATATTCTCTCAATTCTCTGAGTGTTCCATCATTGTCCACCACATTGATGCTTTGGAATTCGCCATTTGTTATGTTTACTTGGAATAGTTTGAGTGTTCCGCCATTATAACTGCCCTTCACAATTCCTTTTGTGTCGTTTCCTGCAGACTCTAATGATGGTATTTCTACTGCATCACTCCATCCGCTGACACTTGAGTATGTGTATTTGTAGTTTTTGTCGGTTTCTCCGCTTATTTCAAGTGTAAAATAGATGTAATCTCCGCCTTGTGGCTCTCTTTCTGCATATTGTTCTACCCATCCATCCAATTGTTCTGTCGTTGGGAGCAAATTTCCTGTCTTTGTGACAATGTATGTTTCGCCTGTGATAACTGTTTCTTCAAGATCTGCCACTCTTTCGAGCAAACCCTTTGTCTGTGCAGTTCCGTTTATTGCATTTGTGTTCGCTTCAATGCTTGAGTTTTGTGTTTCTTGCTCAATTTCAATGTCGCTTATGTCACTTTCTGCCTGGTCGAGTCTGTCTTTTAACCCTGTGTCCGTTTCATTGATTTGTGTGTTTAACTCGTTTATTGCACCTACAACGGTCTTTGTGTCTGTTTCGAGTGTATTATCGACCTTGTCTTGTTTTGTGTTTTCTAGGTCGGTTATATCGCCATTTATGGACAAAATTGCTGCATCTATCGTTGCAAGATGGGCTTCTATCTGTTCGCCTTGCTCTGGAAGCACTGGTGTTGCTTGATATTCGCCACCTGGTTGTATTTCAAATCTTACTTGTTCTGTAGTTTCTACCACCAACAAGTCGTTTGACTCTACTCTTGCACTAATGTATGCTGTTCCGTAGTTTGCCAAGTATCCACCTGGAATTGTTGCAGTCCAAACATACCCACCATCTACGGTGTCTTGTTCAAGGTGCATAAGCAAACTTTCTGCTCTGTAGTTTCCGTATTGCTCACTTCCTTGTGGATATGGCAATAAAAAGGTAGAATGGACTATACTGTCCACACTTGCCATCGGTAATTTGAATTCAATTGTGTCGCTATTTTCACTTTCTGCAAAGATTGATGCACCTGTCGCCTTTTCAAAGTGTCCATCTGCATACCAGTATACTCTCATTCTCTTTCCCCTTTTATATGTCGTGTGTTATTTCGAGATAAATTTTCTCTGAATTTCCTGCTTCTACTTCTTTATTAAAGTATAACATTATATTTTCTTCGCTGTCAATCATTCCGACTCCCACAAAATCAATTAATGTGTCATTGTCAAATGTAAGTGTAATTGTTCTTGTGAAGCAGTTGTATGCCACTTTATTTGTAAGTTCTTCATATGCTGTAGCCTTTTCGTTCAAGTATTTTGATGGTTTTTCTGTGAAACCTACAAACTTTACTGAACCTGTGGCTGTTTTTGTATTTCCAACAAATGGCATATTTTGTGCAAATGCCTTTCCGAATGTTATATCTTCTGTTTCGCTTACAAAGTGCAATTGCCCTGTATAACTTACCTGTTGTCTGCTGTCTTTATAGAACTTAAATGCATTTTCTCTGTAGTCAAGCATTACACTGTTTTCGTTTATTTCGCTTGTTTCTATCTTGTAGAACTTTTTACTTGAATTGAGTGAGTTAGATTTGTTATCGAAACCGCTTGATTTTGCATTTCCAGCTCCAAATACAAGTTTAAATCTGTTGAAGTTTCCGTATTTGTCTGAATATTTGACATAATTTTCTATTGCATATGTGGTTGAGTTCCACATTTCGACTGTTGTTCCTGCCGAATAATTGTCTTTTGCTTCGAAGTTTACCACCACTGAGTTTCCGAATGCGAAACAAGCACATGGAGATAAGAATGTGTTTTCCACCGTATTGTAGTTTACTCCATCATATTCTTCACTGGTTGTTGTCATTACCACCCAGTCAATTGCCTTGTATGTTGCAGAATTATTGTCTGCTAACCTTGATTGTATCTGCAATAATGCTGGTCTTGATCCAAACCCATCTATTCCATTGAATTGGTTTAGCAAGTAGTCAAAGTTTTGTGTTCCATATCCTGCTGGAGTTTTTTCGCCCATTTGCAATAATAATTTTCGAACCCATTGTCCTTCTTCGTATCTGTAAATTTCAAACACTTGTTCTATCAACGAATATCTTTTAACATAAAGAATATCGCCTTCATTTACAGCACCAGACACTTTCTTTGTGAAAGTTGTGAGCAACGAGTCGTATGTTCTTGTGTTTGGCACTCCGTATGGGAAACTTATGCTCAAATCTATCTCCCATTTGTCATCATCTGTCCCTGTTTGTGGGTTGTATTCTGTATGATAAACAAGTGAGACTATTAATGGAGCTATCCCATATATCGCATAATCTCCTGGTCTTATATCAGCTTTTGCTATAGCTTCCCCATCATGATAGAATGTTGTTGCATTTAATAATTGTGACTCTGTTGTGAACGGAGCACCAGCAGCTGTTCTTGTAAGTTTTCTGCCAGTGTATGTGTCATTTGTAAGTTCGTAGTAGTAGCCCATTCCCCAAGATTTTGGCACTGTTGGAGAGTAATCTCCTGGGTTTCTGTTTGCATCATATCTTACTTCCAATGCTCCAATATAATTCCCTGTTATTGCTACTTCTTCGACTTCGTATCCTGTCCACAGTTCTGTTATTCTGTTGTAGTAATAATTGTATTGCTTGTTTCCATATGTCACATTTAGATACATCCCTGTGTATAGCTCAGTGATACCTTCTGGAAGACATTTCATTGCAAAGTCGGTAAGTTCCTGGTTTGTTGGTTCTGTTTCTGTTGTCATCCACCCCAAGAAACTCCCATCTGGCAACTCTCCACCATCTGTTCTTTCAAAGTCTATAACGACTCTGTTAAGATTTCTTCTTTCAACATTGCTTATTGTTGTCGCTATACAGAACTCGTTTTTTACTGGGTTTGTCTTAATGCTTTCTTTTTCACTAATCTCCCATTGTCTGTAGTTTTTCTTAATTGCTACATACTCGTTCCACTTATTCCAGTTCTTGCTGTATTCGATTGTGGCCTTTATTCTGTAGTTTGTGATTTCTTTGTTTACTTGGTATGCATAGTATTGGTCTTTTACTTGTCCTATTGTTGTGACATCTGCCAAGTTTGTGAAATATTCCGTTCTTGATATCTCTTGGTTTGCTGTTCTTAACAATGCACCCTTTACTTTTTCTCCATAAGACTCTATGTCTACCATTTGTGTGTTTTGTTGGTTGTAGAAAAGTTCATTGTTTCCGCTGTCGTTTTCTATTGTTCCTTTGTATTGTTTGAGTTTTAGTCCGTAGTATGGCACATACTTTACCCTAAACATAAGGTCTTTCATTGCCCATCCTACTGTCCATTGAACATTGAATGCATTCCCTGTTTCTCTTCTTAAAATATTGTATATTGCTTGGTATGTCCACAAATTTTGCACTGGAAATGCTGTTGGTCTTATATAATCAAGTCCCCTTATGACATTATCTCCCCTTGTGAAGTATATTGCCATATCCTTGTATCCAATACTTGGTGTTGCTTGCGATGTTGAAACATAGTCATCAAGCAAGTTATAATCTGTCGCTTCTTTTACATATGGTGTAATATCTACATCTTCGTATGTGTCATCTGTGTTTGTCACTCTGCAGATTACTTCAAGTATTCTGTGGACTGGTCTGCTTAATTTTATGCAAGCACTGTTATCTGATACTTCGTAGTCCGAGCTTTCTGTTCTCACTGAGATAAACCCACCATCATATGGCTCAGTTATTGAAATATAATCTTCTTTGTTTGTTTGGAATGAGTTTTCTACATTTGTTGTGAAACTTGTTGCATAGTTGTCCCCATTATAGCTGTTCTCTTTTGAGATTACTTGTCCGCTTCCTGCTGGATCTTCTCCACCAAGTTCATCGAATGTTATCAAATTCCAATTGCTCCAGTCATCCACTGTCCCATCTGCAAGTGTTGTTTCGTTTGGTATAAGTCTTGGTATTGAGTGTATTTCTTCGCCTATTTGCTCAAGCACACCAAACAATGTGTTTTGTGAGAAAGTGAATTCTGGACTTTCTTTCTCGTTCAGTTTATTATACAATTCGTTTGATATGTTAAAGAATGGCAGTTCATTTTCTCTCAATAAACTTGACTCATCTCCCACTCTATTGAGCACAATTTGAACAACTTCTGCTATCGTTTTTCTTTGTGGCTTTTTCTCTGTTTGTTGTTGAGTTCTAACCATTATATTCCAATGGTATGCTCTTCTTAAAACTACACCATTATATGATGCTTCATAAATCTGAGTGATTGTATAATAGCCTGTGGTTAATTGTGTTTCTGTTATGTTCCAATTTCCATTTTGATACACAACCACACTTGGTTGTCCTTGTTTTTTAATGCTATAAAAGTCTAGTTTCGCTTCCACATCTTGTGTGTTATATGAATATGGTGGTCTTCTACCAAATCTTCTTTTGTATCTACAAATCAATTTTACTAATGTGTTTTGTAAATCAAGTGTTTCTCCGTTGTCATATGCAACATAATAAGGTTTATAATTCGTTCCTTGCTTGTATCCTTCATCGTATACAGAAAGTGTTGAATTATCACTAGATGAATTGTATATCGTTTCCTTTCCGTATGGTTCAAGGACATCTTTGCCTGCATAAGGATCTTCGTATAAAAATTCAAGCAAGTTTGTTATTGTGGTGTTGTCCAACTCAAATCTTTCAAGCCACTTTGTTGGTTCAAGCAATTGAACATTGTGTCTGTATTTTTTTGCAAGCCCATATGTGAGTATCTCAGTTTCATCCGAATACACCAATCTGTAGATGTTTTGTTTTGTTGTTCCATCATCAAGTCTAATAATTATCCTTGTGAATGGCTTTATTGCTTCCCCATCTTCGTTTATGAGTGTCAATGATGAAGAGTCGAGTGTGTTGTCTAGTCTTTCCACATCAATAATCGGCATAACTACTTGACTTGTTATGTCGACTGGTGTGTATATTTTTTTTCTGTCTTCATCTTTTGAAACTTCAATTCTTTGAACTTGGACTGTTATCACTCTCTACTCCTGTTAATGTATCCTGCCCTTTCCAGGTTTATTATATTTCTTGTTGTTTGTTTTTCAAGGTTGACACTGTAATCTATTGCTTGTGAAGCCACCTTTATTCCAAGATTTATTGCACCAAATACTGGGTTTACTGCAAATGCCACCACATCTTCTGCCAAACTTATCGCTGTGTCTATCCTTCTCTGAAGCATATTGTTTCTTGTGACTTCTCCGACTTTCGACACAACTAATTGTCTTGCACTCTGTATGGCTGCATATTGTAATGCTTTTCCCACCTTTGCATCTACTTGTGCGATATTATCTTCGTTTTTGTCGCCCTGTCCTGCAAGGTTTGAGTTATCTTTGTTTTTAGTTTCGTTTACTATTACGATTTCGTATTGTTCCATATCCTACCCCACTGGTCTGAATGTTAATGTCACTGCCACGATTTTTCCACTTTGTTCGACTATGCTTCCATTTACAATTATGCAATCTTCTGTGAATGTTTCCGCAAACCCATCGTTTCGTGTTATTGTGTATACTTCATCCTTGTTTCTGTCTAACAAATCTTCGACAATTTGTTTCATTATTGTGGTTGTCTTGTATGCAAGTGTCATTACTATTGAGTCATCTTGGTATTGGTTGCTTGCTACACAGTATCCTTGATTTGCCATTGGTTTGACATCTGGGTTTCTGTTTATGTTGATTGTGTCACTTGAAAGGTCTACAGCTTGTCCATTGATTGTCCATTGCACCGCATTTGAGATTATTCCGTTTTCTATCATTTGGAATTCGAGCACCATCAATTCTGGCACTGTGTCCCCAAGTGGCGAGTCTTCTTTGGCCACACCTGGTGTTGGTGGTTGTGGTGTTATAAGCAAGTTCCAGTTTCCCATTGTGTAAACTTCGCCAATTACACTTTCTGACCAAGATGTGAGTGTTTGTTCTACTTCGTGTATCTTGTCTTGTGGCACTGCTATTTCAAGCATAAGTGTTGTTAGCACATTGTTTATGTGTTTTACTGGTGTGTATGTTCCTGCAGAGCTTCTGAGCACACCATTGATGTATTTTCTCTTTTGTCCCACATTCTCTTCAAGGTGTTCGATTTCAATTTGTGTCAGCACTTTTACGAATATCCATTCCCCTGATTGGTATTCGTATTCTGTTGTGTTATTGCTGTGTGTTTCATCTGCAGTCACTACCGCATAGTCATAATTCTTTGGTGTTATCGTTTCGCCTGCATAGTAGAATGTTGTCGCACTCAATAATGCTGCTTTAGTGGCGAAATTGCCACCTTCTGAGCTCGAAGTGATATAGTGTGCTGTTATTATTGATGCCTTCCTATATTCGCCTACTGTGGCATGAATTTTGAAGTGCTGGTCAAAAGCAATAGCATTGAGATTGCCATTTAATTCTTCTTCAATTGTTTGTGCTAGTGCTTGAATTTGTATCATTTTTCTACCATCCTTTATCTAATCTGCCTTCTGCGAGTGCCTGGTCTATTGAGCCAGTCTGTCTTTTTCCATGCAAGTATCTGATTTCTCCGTTTAAGTCGTTTGCAAGTTTCTGTATGAATTTTATTGCGAATTCATCAAACCACCCTTCATTTGGGTTTTTTGCACCTTTCCATCGTGGACTTGTCCATTTTTCATTTGTGTATGGCATATAAGGTGCTATGTTTTCATCCACATACACTCTTGTTGAGTTGCCTTGAAACTCTATTTTTGTCGCATTTTTCTTCAAATTGTCTGTCACTCTTCTGTTTGGGTGCTTTAATATTACCCCTGCTCTTCGTGGAATGTCTACATTTCGCATTTTCCATACGATTTTGTCCACTGTCGCAGTCACTTTTTGGTTAGTCATACTCGTTTCCTTGTATGAGTTCCATGTAGAAGTATGTGTCCGTTCCGTTTTTCACAATGTCGAATACCTGTGGGTTTACTTCATCTTCAATGTTCTTTATGGAATTTATCACATACCTGTTTCCATCCTGGAGTTGCACCCAATTTCTTACTCTCCAGTCGTATGCATAGTTCGTTTTTATCACAATACTTTCATTTGTTGTTATCAAGTTTGTCACTATGTGGTTGTATCTTCTCTCTTTGTCGCTTATCTGTTCATAAGTGAAAAAGGGAGCACTTGCCACATTCGGTGCTTTTCCTAGATACTTTCCTGTTCTGAATTGCCCTTGTCTTTGTGTCAATGCTCCTATCATCTTAATACCCCACTCTTATTTTGTCTTTGCTTAAGAAAATTGGTATTTCCCCTTGGTATGTTATAGCCACTTTCAGTTCTGGCACTTGTGTGTCCAATTCTCTCTTTGCATCCGAACTTATTCTCACTTGTTGAAGTTGTCTTGGATCCATTATTTGTCCTGTCTTGACATTCACTCCGTTATAAAGTCCTAAATCACCACCTTTCAAAACATAGATTACTTGTTGCAACATTGCTTCTCTGATTATCTTTCTCAATGATGGGAGTTTTGCAAGCAAGTATTCTTGTTTGTCGTTCTCGTTGTTTGTTGAATAAATGAATTTGTATATCGATTTGCTTATCTGCTCAAGATAGAGTTGTTCCACTTTTTGTGGTTGACTCATCATTCCTGGGTTTAATACCTGGTTAAGTGTCATTCCTGTTTCTTCGAGAACATAAGCTGGTGTTAATGTGTATCTGTGTGTTTCTGTGCTGTATTCCATATCATCATCACTATATGGGAATGAATTTGCTTTCCAGAGTGCTTCAAATGTCACATTTCCTGTCATTCCGTTTACTGATGTTCCTTCTGGGTAGGTTTTGAATGCTTGCCAAGTCCCTGTGTTTCTTTTTGATTGCCATCCAATGAAAGTAAACCCTGTTCTTGTTGCTCCAGGAAGTGTGCTTGTATCTGTTGTTTCATATTCAGTTATTGCACCACTATTGAGTGTGCCACCATCTAATTGGTATGTTATTGTAAACATTCACTTCTCCCTTATTACGGAGTTTGGAGTTGCACCAAACTTCTACTCTTTCCGTATCAAAAACCCCTTAAATTTAAGAGGTTTTTTTGTTAATTTATGCACTAATTGAGCCTGGTGCTTCAATTGTGATTGCTGTTGCACTGATGTCTGTTGGAACTTTACCATTTGCAAGAATTGGAACAATACCTTTTGCAAAGAATGTTTCAACACCCCATCTGTATTTGTATTGAGCTCTCTTTCCTTGACCTTTTGGTGAGTCAATGATTTTAACACTGTTGTTGAATGCCAATGCTCTTCCTGTTGCAATGCCAGCTACTACGAGTCCAAGAACTACATCAAGGTCGCCTGCATCCAATTGACAATATTCTTCTGCCAAGTTCCAAATTGGTTTTGAAGCTACACAGAATGGAACACCATCAATTTCTCCAATGTATTCGAGTTTGTCTTGTTTGTATGTGTTAGGGCTGATTGCACCACGAGAAAGCATTTCTTGTGCATAGTTAGATCCGCCAACGATAACTTGACCTGTCTTGAAAAGTCCAGTTCTTACTGTTGATCTCAAGAAACCTTGTCTTCCATCGATTGGGAAGATGTCAATTCCGTTTGCTGTATCTCCATCATCAAGCAAGCCGTTTGCTGTCAAGAGTGCATCTTTGTAGTTGCCATCTGATCCAACTGCAACAAAGTTTACTGATGTTGTTGATGTAATGTATCCGTTTACTACGGCTGCGATTTGGTGAGCAAGTGTAGAAGCATTGATGTTTCTTGCAACGATACCACCTACTGCCTTTGTTGTTGCTTCAGCAACTGGGAGTTCTACCATTTCATCCATTACTGTTGGGAAGTCGATTGAGTCATCAATCATGTAAAGGATCTTCAATCCGTGTTCTACAGATTGTGGAAGAAGTGCATCGTTTGAGTTAAAGTATCCACCGTTTACTGCTGCTCCCATTCTTCTTGCATTAATCGCTGGAGCGATTTGTCTAATAATTCTGATTTCACTTGCATCTGTATCTTCTGAGTATTTTTCAGTTACACCTTTTTCTGGCAATGCAAGGATGTTTTGGAAAATGTTTTCCATAATGTTTTTGCTAGTATATCTTCTCAATGCTTGTCCATCGAGTTTTGGTGTAGCAAAGTTTGTGCCTGAATAAGCCATTTTTATTTTCTCCTTTTTAATTTATTTTTCCACAATTGTTGATAAGTATGTGGACAACTTATGTTTTTTAATACTTTCCGTATTTTTTTGCATACTCGTAAGCAGACAAGTCATCATCATCTTTTTCTTCGCCAACACTGTCTTGTCTTGTCAAACCAACTTCATCGGCTGGCTTGTCATTATCTTCGAGTCTAGCATAAAGTTTTTCAACTTTTTCTTTGATGATTGCGAACTCATCCATAAGAGCTTCGAGTTTTGCATCTTTTGCTTCCGTTTCTTCTTTTACTTCTTCTTTAACTTCATCAACTGTTTCTTCAGTTTCTTCTGTTGTTTCTGGCTCTTCTGTTTCTTCGAACTTCTCTTCTGTTTCATCAACAGTTTCTTCGTTCTCTGTTCCTTCATCCCCTTCAACTTCAGATTTTTCTTCGGTTTCAGTTTCTTCAGTTTCAGTTTCCGTATCGGCTTCTACGGCTGGCTCATCTTCGACTGCTTCTGTTTTTTCTTCGGCAGTGTCTGACTCTGTAATGTGCGATTTGAACTTTTCCTTCTCTTCATCGGAAAGTTTTTCAAAATCTGCAATTACTTCTTCAAGAGTTCTGTTCTTCTTAAATAATGCCATCTTTTCTCTCCTTTTTCTCGGTTAACCTTTCGCCTAGTCCAACCACCACACATCACACTATGCTCAATCTACTTACGGCAGTCCGCTTTCAGTTGTAGTATTATATGCTTCGTTTTCCACCCCATAGTTTTATGTCATTAGTTTAGGTCTTTTTGTTCGGACATCTATTAAAAGACTTCAGTGCGGTCTGGGTAGTATGCCCTGTCATTCGCCTTCGCAAATCTGATGTAGCTCTCATATAATGCTTTCCACTTTGCTTTTGCGATCTGACTTGCTCTCTCATCCACACCTTTGTCTAGTAATGACTTTTCTTTGAGTTTCCTTATTTCTCTTTCGTAAACTCTCATCTTGGTGTCTATTGCTCTTTCTCGTTCCACTGTTTTTGCACTTACCATCGGCATTGAATAACCTTTCCTGTATGGCACTATATAATGTCTGCAGTTATAACCTGTTAAGTGTCCGTTTTTATATACCTTTCCTTTCTTGGTTGTGTAATAAATGTCTGTCGCATCACTTAATGGTCTGAATTGTATTCCATCTACCACTTGGTATGTGTTGTCCAATGTGTAGTATCCGCCTTGCCATTTCTGGCATCTTTTCGAACAATTCGCATGTCTACTTGTCTGTATTAAGTTTACCCCACTTTTTTTCATCTTGTCAATGTTTTCAAGTGTCTTTTCATATCTCACTGTCATCTCTGCCACATTTCGCAAACTTACATGTGTGTCATACATCGGCTCTGTTTTCAAAATCTCTGCAAGTGCTTTCTTTACCGCTTCCTTATATGTTTTTCCAAACTCTTGATTTGGCTGTGCTATTGTTCTCACTCTGCCTTCTTGTTCGAGCTTGCTCTGTAAGTCCGTTTTAAGTGGCATTTTCGCCATATTTCGATATGTTTTGAGCATTTCTTGTATCTCTGTTCCCCTGCTCAAGTATCCCATCGCAATTATTATTGCTGTTTGTGGCACTCCCATTGCTATCAGTGACTTTGATATTGTCACATTTGCAAATCTCTCTAGTGAGTCTTGTGCTATCTTTCGAAGTTGTTCACTCTCTAGTTCTTTCGTGGCCACCCTTATCGTTTCTTTAATCTTGTTTCTGCCTTGTGCATATGTCAGTTTTCCAATGAGTATGTCCTTAGTTATTACCTTTATCTGTGTTTTCGTTTCTTGGAGCAACTGGGCTTGCCAATTCAGATTGTCCTTCGCTATCTTCATCTTCATCTCCAAATTCGCCTAATTTCTCATTGTAATCGCCAAACAAACCATTGTTTTGTTTCTCTGCGGCTGCATCCTGGTCTTTTTGAATTCTTTCAAGCTCTGCTTGTATTTCTTCTTCACTGAAGTCTGGGTTTAATGTCTTTACTGCCAAGTATTGACTCATAAGCCCTGCATTTACTTTTGCTGTTGTGTTCTCTACCACGAGTGTTGTGTTTGTTTGTCCGCTTTGACTGAATTTCACTTCCACACAGTCGCCAAGTCCATAAAACAAAAGTATTCTTCTGATAAGGTCATTCAATGGTTTCGAGAATAACTTTCTTCTGTTCTCTATGAATAATGCTGTTGCACTCTCTTCACTACTGATTTCTCTTGCTGTTCTCGCTGAATTGTCGTTCAGATAACTTGCAATCGTGCTTGGGCTTATTCCAATTGCTGTGGCCATACTCTCAAGCAAGTTGTTTCTTGCAGTGACCCAGTCCCCTGTTCTAAGGTCAAATTGGATCGCTTCTGGTTTCTTATCTTCGATTGTTGAGTATTCAACCTTTGTAAACAAGAAATTGTCTAGCCCTTGATTTGCATTTGGGTTGTTCTGCACTTTAGGGCTTTGCAATTGCTTTGGCACTAACACTCTACCCCTTCCGAGATAGAAGTCTGTGTTCATGCACGAATTCATGTAGTCGTATTCCCACAAGTATGTTTGTATTTTTGCTATCAAACTTTCGCCATATGGCAATTGTGGAAGATTGCTGATGAATGATGTCCACTTGAAGATGTCAACACCTATATCTGTGAAAGGCAATCTCTTTGGCTCGTTCAACTTAATTGTTCCGTATGCTTCGATAATTCCCTTTTTAATGTCATCTGGCAATTCGTTCCAATTGTATGGTCTACCTGTCGATGTTCCTTGTGTAAAGTTGTTTATCGTTCCTGTAAGTGCAAAAACTTGAAATCTTGTGTATGACTTTCCTTCTTCCATTGGGTTTTTCTTGAAACTGTAGATGTCATCCTTGAATGCTTTGTTGTATTCCTTGACATCCTTCCTGTTTGCAATAAACCTTTCTTCAATCAAGTAGAAGTTCGTGTCTTCTTCTTTGTCACTCTTGGCTACCTTTGTGTAGTTGGCAATTATGAACTTACCCCTTACTGCTTTGCATCTGAAGTCGATGTTTACCCAGCATTGGTCTGCTCTCCAGCTATCTATCCATATTTCCCCATCTTTGTCGACATTGGTCTTTGTGTATGCTGTTCCACCTGCAGCTGCCAACACAAATGTTTTCAGTATTTGATTATCAAAGTCACTCTTGTCGTTCCAGTCGCCACTTAGGAATTTTATTCCTTCTTTCGACTCTTCCCTGTTGTTCTTTCTTGAGAAGAGAAGTCCACCACCGAACACTTGTTCTGCCAATCTGTAGCATAATGTGGTTGCCAATCTTGTTGATAACATTCCACCACCATGAACTCCTGGCACAAACCCATCGAACCACGAGA